CGAACTCGGATAAATGCGAAATCACATTTGAAACCAAGACGAAAGATACGTGGATCGGCGAATCAGACGTGACGCTGTCGAACGGATTTAGATTGCAGGCTGGGAACATGGTTACACTCAAAGTTGGTCGCAATGATGCCATTTATGGCGTGACCGATTCAGGAACCCATACGATTTCGTATTGGGTATATGTGCCAAACTGATGCCATACTTCATCACTGATTCTGCTGATGGTTGCGACGGCTGGGCTACCGTGAAAGAAGATGGCGAGATCATTGGCTGCCACACATCAAAGCAAGGCGCGATCGATCAAATGATCGCGGTATCCCTAGCTGAAGAAATTGAGCCAGGAGGCGAGCGCGCCTCCGCAGAACACAAGGAGAAAAACATGGCTATCGAATATCGTCAGTTCAAGACTGAGATTCGACAGGAAGGCGACGGACATACCTTCGAAGGCTACGCTGCGATCTTCGATGCCGAGTCCGAGGGTCTATCCTTTAGGGAAGTAATCCGTCCAGGAGCATTCAGCAAATCTGTTGCGGCTGCTTCTCGCGGTGAATGGGAAGTGAAGGCACTTCAGGATCACGATCCTAAGTACTTCCTAGGTTCAACCAAAACTGGCACGCTGGCACTTCAAGAGGACGATCGAGGATTGAAAGTGCGCGTATCGCTAAACCCAGAGGTGACGTTCGCATCCGACCTAGCCGCAATGTTGCGACGCGACGGAGCTGCGATGGGCATGTCGTTCGGGTTCTCAGTTCCATCCAAAGGTGATGCCTATAACGATGAAGGCGTGCGGGAACTGAAGAATGTGCGGCTGCATGAAGTCAGCCTGCTTACGGGACACGAGCCAGCATATCCAGCGACCATTGGTCTTGGTGCTGTGCGCGCACTGTCAAACAAAACAGAAATCGCTCCGGATCGCTTGATCCGAGCATTTGATACCCTTCTCGCTGGTTCGCCAGATGAGGAGACAGCGGAAACGCTGCGTGAAGCAATGAGCAAGGTGGCTCCGGATCTCGCGATCCGTACTGAAGACGTGGAAACGCAGGAAACAACGGAGGAAGTCGCCGAGCGACAGGTGCCGTTGTCAGTGCGTGAACGCCAGCTGGCACTCGCCAGTCTGGAGATTAAGCAACCGAATCGCTAGGGCTCAGCACGAGGGCATCTCGCACCACTGCTGGTAGCACCACCGAGGAAGTAGCAATAAATAGTTAAGGAAAGGGTACAAAATGTCTGAAATCACTTCAGCGCTGTACTCGCAGTACCGCAACGATTGGGAAGAGGCGAAGTCCCTTCTCGCTCGCGCGGCTGATGAGAAGCGTGAACTGACGGCAGAGGAGGAGCAGCGCTGGGAAGCGTTGAACTCCGCAATGTCTGCCAAGAAGCAGAAGATCGATCAGGTTGCCGAGGCTGAAGAGCGTTCCGAGAAGATCGGCGCACTGGCTGAGCGTGCACTTAAGGTCGAGAAGTCAGTTAAGGCTGACAATGACGCGGACGTGCTTCGCGCAATCGCCACTGGCGAGAAGCGTGCTGCTAAGTTTGAGCTCCGCGCTCTGGCGAGCGGAACGGCTACCGTTCCAGTTACTTTCGCAGACTTTGTTGTTGTTGCGTTGACGCAGGGCAACCCAGTCTACGATGGCGCCACCAAGATTCGAACCACGACTGGCGAGCAGATCACTGTTCCGCGTGTCACGGCGAATCAGTCAACAACTTTCGTAAGCGAAGGTTCAACCATCACGCCATCGGATCCGACGATCAGCAGCATCACGATGTATGCTAACAAGATCGCCACGATGACCCTCCTCAGCAATGAGTTGGTTCGCGACGCAGGATTCGATATCACGCGCGTGGTCGGTGAAGCAGCTGGTCGATCAATCGCCTTCCTCGCAGGTTCTGCCTGCACGTTGGGCACTGGTACGACTCAGCCAACAGGTTTCATCACCGCAGCTGGTAACGCACAGCTGTCAACGGCTACGAAGGCTGGTACGGTTACGTCCACCTTCTTCGATAGCCTCGATCTCGTGACCCTGCTCTATTCGCTCGGTCCAGATTATCGCAATGCCAATACGCAGTGGCAGCTCTCAAGCACTGCACTTTCGAAGGTTCGAAAGATGCAGGACACGAGCGGCATGCCAGTCTGGGTTCCTGGGCTTGCAGTTGGGCAGCCTGATACGCTGCTCGGCTATCGCGTTGTCGAGAATGTTCACATGGCTGCCGTCGCTTCTGCGTCGAAGTCCGTTGCGATCATTCACGCTCCGTCGTATTATATCCGCGAGCTGCCAATTGAAGTCGCGTCCTCAAGCGAGTACGCCTTCAACGCAGCGCAGATTGCCATCCGCACAATGTATGCGCTTGACGGCAACCTGCCTGACGTGACGGCTCAGCGCGTGTTGGTTTCCGCCAACACCTGATCCTAGCGAACTAGGTTCAATCCTGCCGCCAGACTTCGGTCTGGCGGCAGGGAAACATTAAAATAGCGGGAGGCAAAATGAGAATCGGATGGACTTCAAATGCACCATGGTCGCCCACTGGGTATGGCATGCAAACGCAGGAAATCGTCAACAAACTTAAAAACGATGGTCATGCGGTTGCGATTATGGCGAACTATGGATTAGCTGGAACTACGCTAGAATGGAATGGCGTTCCAGTTATGCAACAGGGCATGGACGCTTATTCAAACGACCTAACGCCAGCGCAGATTGCGTGGTGGCTCGCGCAAGATATCAGCGTTCCAGGATTAGGCATCACCCTTTACGATGTGTGGGTATACAAGTCTCCGCAGTGGGATGAGATTCCGATTGCCTCATGGACTCCAGTTGACCATAGCGTAGTTCCAGGAGAAGTCAAAGCATGGTTTGATCGCAAGGGCAAAGGAAAATATGCTATTGCGATGAGCAAGTTTGGCGAATATGAGCTGGCTAAGGCTGGCGTATCAAAAGAGAATCTATTTTATGCCCCTCACAGCGTCAACTTGGATGTATTCAAGCCAACGCAAAGTGAGATTCGCGATGATTTGAAGATTCCCGAAGATGCGCATTTGACCATGATTAATAGTGCGAATAAAGGTCTCACTCCGATTCGCAAGTGCTGGGCTGAGATGTTGCTCGCGTGGTCGAACTTTGCGAAACAGCACCAAGATGCGTACCTGTACATTCATACCGATGTGTTCGGTTTGGCGAATGGCGTGAAGATCGAGCGACTGCTGCACGCAGTTAGCGCACCAATGGATCGAGTCCGCGTTGTGCCGCAGTTCGAGTATCGTCAAGGTCTAGCGCCAGAAGTGCTAGCGCGATTGTACAGCGCATCAGACGTGTTGCTTATGACTTCACGAGGCGAAGGATTTGGCGTGCCAGCAATTGAGGCGCAAGCGTGCGGCACTCCCGTGATCGTGACAAACTGGACTGCGCAGCCAGAGCTGGTTGGTTCGGGCTGGAAAGTGAACGGACAGCCAGAGTGGGACGAACTTCAGACTGGCTGGTGGATGGTTCCGAATGTGCAAGAAATCACTGATGCGCTTCAGCAATCCTACGAAATGAAAAATACTGAGGATGCTCGCAAAGCATCTGAAACTGCTATCGCGTTCACTGGAGATTACGGCACAGATGTTGTGTACGACAAATACTGGAAACCGATCCTGAAAGAACTTGAATCGCGCATCGTGAGTGGCGCCAATACGGCACTGAATCGCGAGCAGCGAAGGGCAGCGAAGCAAAAGAAATAAGGAGCATCGATGGCGATTACCAACGGCTATACGACTGGCTCTGCAGTTAAGTCTGCGCTTGGCATCATTGACTCGGAATCCGATTCGCAGCTGGAGCTGGTGATCGAATCGGTATCTCGACTGATCGATGATTACACAGGCAGATTCTTCTATAGCGCTGGCACTACTACGGCATACTACGAGGCTGATCAATACCTTACGCTGCCGATCGATGATTTTGTGAGCGTTTCATCACTCACGACTGACGATGACGCGGATGGGGTGTTCGAAACTACTTGGGGAACTGCGGACTTCTCGCTCATGCCGTACAACGCTGCGACCACTGGTCGTCCGTACAATATGATTGAGGCTACCACTTGGGGTGCGCGCACCTTCCCTATCACTGTGACCAAAGGAGTGAAAGTAATCGGAGTGCGCGGCTGGGCTGCGGTTCCTAAGCCAGTAGAGATGGCTGCGATCATTCAGAGCGGTCGTATCTTTAACCGACGCAATACTCCGTTCGGTATCGCTGGATCGCCTGAGATTGGGCAAATGCGCTTGCTGGCGAAACTAGATCCGGACGTGGAGCAAATGCTGCGCGCATATCGCGTGGCTTCGCAGGCAGTTTAGTATGAGCATGGACACATATTCCGTAGGCACCGCGCTCGCCGCTCGATTTTCTTCGATCACGCCACCGACTGGCTACGACGCGATTCGCGGATCCTCAGTGTTTATGCCAGACAGCATTTCTGTGTTTCCGTATGTGATTGTGATGCCGCCAGATTCGACGCTGTCGTATATGATGAACAAGCAAGTCGATGAACTATACAGTTTCACAGTGCGGTTTATGATTCCTAGGTCGATGGGGACAGATCGTGGCACTAAAGCACTCTACGCTTGGCGCGATGCGATTGTCAAAGCATCGCTCGGAAATCAGAATCTTGACGTAGGCGGCGTGTATTCTTGCCTCGTGACCGCTGTTTCCATTGGCGATGTTAGTTACGGCGGCGAAGATGAACTCTTCGCGATTGATCTAACAACAGAGGTGCGCGCGCGCAATGTAGTTTCGGAGATCGCTCCGTAATGGCTGGGGAACGCGAGTTCATCAAAATCGATATCCAGCCTGGAGATTTGGTTAATCGCATGGAGGAGCGCATTGGCGGCAAGTCGCTGGATCAGTTCACTTTGAAAGTGACTGAGCGCATTGCCCGCGATACGCGCGACCGAATCAGGCTGAACTATAAATCTGCTGGGATTGGCATCAAGCATCCAGCCGACGGATTGTATGCCTCGATTAGGCACAAGCGCATCCGCAAAAGTTTCAGCGAAATCGGATACTTCATTGGTCCACTGACCAGAACGAAACTGATTCGCCGACGCTTTCAGCGGGATATCCGCGCAGTAACTTATTGGGGAGTGCATCGCCACTTGATCGAGTTTGGTCACCGTATCGTGACGCCATCCGGAAGGGATACGGGAAAACGAGCAAAAGCATTCCCGTTCATTGGTCCAGCCTTCAGTTGGGCGCAGCGGCAAATCGATGTGAAACTCGGTCCAGAACTGCAAAAATGGATTGATTCACAGCCGCCAGTAACACCGAAAGGATAAACATGACGGATACGAAACAAGCACTCATTAGGGTGGAGCCAGTAGCTGGCAGGTTTATTCCTGGTGTTCCAGCAGTGGCTCAGGAAGTTAATCAGGACGAAGCAGACAGGCTAGTAGCGTCTGGCGCATTCGTCAAAGCAGTTGATAAGCCAACCGCACCTGCGGAGAAGCAAGAAGCAAAGGAGAAATAAATGGCTACTCGCGTACTTCAAAAGGTTCAGGGAGCGTTGGAGTCAACAGCTGGCACATTCGCCACTGCGACGCGCAAACTGTACGGATCGGATATTACCCACGAGCGTACGATTGCGTCAATTCGACCAGACTATCTAGACGGCACATATAATCAGAGCAGGGTAGTTTATGAAGGCATCGAAACGAATGCGTTCACGATCAGCGGTCCATTCGCCTTCAATCAGGGCGTATTCTGGCTTAGCGCTGCAGTTGGCAGTGCTACTGCTACTGGTGGATCTGCTCCATATAGCTGGACATTCAATGCTGCGTCTACTGCGGACACGACCCGATCGTTCTCGCTAGAATACGCATACTCGGATGGCGGCGCAGGTATTCCTGCTTCTTTCCGCGTGGCTGGCAATAAAGTGAATGCGCTCACCATCAATTGGGCTAAAGACGATGTTGTCACCTTCGAGGCTGGCATCACTTCGTTCAAGGGCATGACGCAGGGAACTGCGCTCAGCGCCACGCCATCAGATACGGTTGAGGTTCACGCTGTTGGCGCGAACACGACTGTCTACATCGACGCATCAGCTGGTACCATCGGCACTACGGCTGATGCCAATGTTGCGATCGCTTCGCTTGCCATCACGAATGGCTTCGCGACGCGCTATGGTCTTGACGGCTCTGCTGTCGGCGCAGCTCTTGATCGATCTGCCAAGACGGAAGCAGTCCTCACGCTTACGCGACACTTCCAGAACGACACCGAGCTGGACGCTTGGGAGACGAAGGAACTTCGAAAGATCCGCATCGTCACTACTGGCACCACGCTTGGGGCTGGCAACTATGAGATGACTGTTGATTTCTACGGCGTGATTGACGAAATCACCCAGACTGATGTTGACGGTTCGGTTGCGCAGGAAATCGTGCTT